GTATAGACATCGCTGTCCACACTAGTGCAAACATCAGCAAACAGCAGCCGGGAGGTCCGGGAGAAGCTCTGTAAGAGCGCCTCTGGGACCGTACTTTCCCATGCTTCAAGTTCCTTCTCACATTCTACGTAGGCCTGCATCGCGCGAACTACACGTGAATCACTACACGGAAGTTCGATCTTTGCAAACAGGTTAGTTAACTGCCTGATCGCGAAGATGCAATCGATGCTTGGCATCGGTAGAAGTTGACCACTTACCTCATCGAACACTTGACGCATGAAACCCTGTAGGAATACAGGGACCATGTAGGTGTTCGGACCTTTCCTTGAAAACTTGAAAGGTCTGAACTCCCGGAGGTCAACATAACCTCGGTCGAGAGCTTTTTCAAACTCTTTTCCGAAGTCGGGAAGGGTTATCGTTAGGAACGAAAACCCTTCGTGTTCGACACGACGTTTGACGGTTTTAATGTCAAACGTAGTGCAAGTGTGGCACCACTCCGCCAATTCTTCAGCGGAGATGCACCATAGATCTATCAGGCTTTTCATGCTTCCTCAATTCATCATTGGGGTAACGCATCCTTAGTCACAATAGATCTGCATCTCTTACGAGGACAGTCGTTAAAGACTGCATCCGCTAGCAGAACTGATTACTCAGTTCTGTCCCTGAACAAGCTTCAGGGCATTCGCGTTCGTCGAAGCCGTGAGCCACGCAGTAAGCGCGTTCACGGAAAGCACTGCAGTAGCGGGATCTACGATCCCGTTAGTTGCAGGCGTATCGACGACGAGGTACACAGACGTCGACTCATAAGCCGACGTGCCGGTTACGAAAGGACTGGGATTAACCAGTCCCACGTTCAAACGCGCCATACGGCGCGTTCGACGGCCGTACTGGTGACTCAACTCCAAAGCGAAGTCAGAGCCACCAGTGCCTGTTGCGTAGAAACGCCCAGAGTTAACTCCGGACGAAACACGCACCAGACTCTGTGCAACCGCGTTATATGTAACGGATTGCGGATCGGCATACGCCATGTGACAGATCTCCTAGTGAGTGATGTCATATCTGACATCGTGATGGTTCTGGAGGCTTATGACGCTCCAGTTCGCCATTCACTACCAGTGGCTAACGCCAACGGCAGCAAGGATCGCCTTCTGTTGTAAAGTCAAACCAACATAAGACAATCCAAATCCGTACGGAGTCGCGGGAAATCGCATCTTCCACTCTTCTAGTTGAGTGAATTGCAGTCCAGAAACTAGAGAATTACCTCCAGCAGTCCAAACTGCTTGCTGCTTTTTATGGGTCATTATATACCCATAAAGAAGATGCAAACCGTCGTGGGAAAATGCGCCGACGTTGTGTAAAACATCGCCGACGTTAAAAGCCCAATCGACAGCCCACGACCACGGAGCAGCGTCCCAGACAATCTCAGGTGTCAATTCATTGACACCTAAGCCCAATATTCTATTGGCATAATCGGCGTGCTTCTGCATAGCCGACATGTTGGCACGGGAAACGGGTAAGAAGTATTCAAAACACCCCTTAAACCAAACATCTGTAGTGCTTATAGCACTATAGCTGTTCGCTGTTCCTTGCGTGCAAAGTGACGCCAAGGTTCCATCTACAGAATAGATGGTTAATCCCCTTGACGCCAAATCGAACGTCGATGATTGCGGAAACGCATATCCGACACGGGTTTTCTTCCCGTTGCCGGCGTCCAAGTCAGCCAATATCTGGTGACTGTTCTTGACAGCCCTCATAGAATCGAGGATGTCTTGAATAAATGGACGCCAACCGAATTCCAGGTTAAGGTACTCATCTCCTAAGCCCTTGAAGAACTTTGTCTTCTCGCGCCAAAGAGCGGAACCTACCATCTTTGGGATGGCCTGGACACCAATAGACTGAGCGATTGAATCGGTCAGGTTAATGGCTGGATCG